CTGTTTCAATCGTCTCGTAATCAGCAGATAGATTCAGTTTATCCAATAGCATGTTGTAATGATATGCTGATTTTACGTGAGCCGGCATACCTTTTACGGTCACAAAGCCATTGCATCTATCTGCATATTTCTCGTAATCAGATATACCCATAACAAAAGAGTAATCTTGTACCGGTAGATCTTTAAATGTATCGTATGCTCGTAGAAATACATCGTTTGTTACAGACCGGTTCTCCGTATCTAACAAAGTTTCAATAATCTCCTTGATATACGGTTTGATAGGTGCTGGTATTGTGCTTCGTACCACCTCAACTCCTGTATATTTAAATTTATTTGTTGGTATGCCTTCATCGTCTAGTACTCTCAAGACATATCTCTTTTTCTGTAAAAAGACACCTACATCGCTCATACATTCACGCTTGAAGACGAACCTACTATCTTTACTGTTTAATATAGCTCCGCTCCATTTGGTTATTCTCTCATTCAAAAAGTCTTCAACCTGTTGTGCTTGATCGTATGCCTGTTGAGTTACAATGCCATCAACACTGAACGGAATTTCCATACTTTTCATGAGCCGGTTAATGGAGATGTAGCTACTATCAGTATCATTGTATATTACTGGATCAGCACCCGGTGCCCCATTCTTGTCAATATACTCTCTCAAAATATCGTTAGATTTCTTAATAACTGCTTGACCTGTGAGAGTAATACTCCTAGCAATATCTGGATCACCTATAGGTGCATGTTTATTACCGAAATATCCATACACAGTGTTGATTAGGATTTTTAAGGTGAACTGTTTTATGTCTAGTTGGTCTGCCTTCCTCGACATGACTGCAAACTCATCATCTGTTTCCGACATTTTCGATAACTTGAGCTTTAGTTTTTTATGCTCTTTTTTTACCTCTACTCTTTGCTGGTATATACTATCAACAATCTCCGGCATGATTCCCTTTTTCTTTTGAGAGAATAATACTTTAGCTTTTGAGACGGCTATCTTTTCACGGTCTATAAAATTTAAGAAGTCCTTGTGTGTTAATTTAAATGATTTACCTGTTACATGTTGTACGAATACATGTGTTTCGTCTTTATGTGTTATCTTACCGACCTTAGTCTCTGGACTCAAATTAAGACTTATCATGGTATTTGGATATAGACTATTAGCATCAAAGCTAATTATATCATGCTGAAAACCTCGTTGAGGTTCTCCTACATATGCACCTTCATATTTACCAGCATTACTATGATCTTTTATAAAAGTCGGTACAACTTGTCGTTTGCTTCTCGCTTTAATGACAGTTGCTCCAGTTATTACACTCAATGTACCCATTGCAGATTCAATAGTTGTTAATCCTGTATAAGCTAGCATACGTAACAACTCAAGATAACGTAGCTTGTCTTCTAACTGCACTAATAGATTTACGTCTTGTACATTGTATTCCACAAACGTCTGCCAGTCATCATCTGCCAATGAACTTAAATTTGTATTACCATAATCAACCTTACGCTGACCTAATTCGAGTTCAGCTATAGCGTCAAGCTTATAACTCTCTCTCAAACCGATGCTAAATTTCTTATATATATCCAAGTAGTCAACACACGATACACCACTTATATACCATCGTTGCTGCTCCCTACCGAACGCACCAGTCATTGTTCTGCTGTATATATTCTCTACTGGGCTGAGTTTTTTTATACTATCTTCACCTAATATTCTAGCGGAACGATTCACAATGTATGGTATATCAAAACCTTCGCTGTTCCAACCACTAATTATATCTGGCTGAGACCTAGACACATAGTTTAAATAACACTCCATTAACTGTTCTTCAGTTTCACAATAAACGTATTCACAGTCCTTTATTTTTTTGATCAATCGTTTTGTGCCCCAGGTATAAAAGCATTTGTCCAGACTATCATACACGGTTATGACGTTTATGGGCATTGTTGCTGTATCAGGTGTAGGGAAAGCATCTGGACAATACACCTCAATATCCACATAATGTATACGTAACGGGTGTTTAGAGAAATCCAAGCTGTCGTTTTTTTCCCAAAAGGTATCAATTAAGAATTGCTGCTCCGGGCGGATATTTTCAAAAACGCGATTTGTACCACACTCTTTTATAAAATTGTTACGATGTCTCGTGTCTTTGAATAATCTCTTACGTAGTGGAGTTTCAAATATACTTGTCGCTTCACCTTTCATAGTCGTCTCCATATATAGATAAGGGTTAAAACTCATATCTAAAGCAACTCTTGTGCCGTTATCATCCCACGTGAATAGCGTTACTGTCTCATCTCTAGGATTGTAGCATACATTTCTATACATAAAGCTTATTATATATAGACTTCATATAATACTCAACTAAATAATTATATGCCTAAGGATATAGATAGTGTTGCTAAAGTTATTATGAAGTGGGGGAAACGGTTTTTGGTTCTCGAGAGAATTGATGGTGATGGTTGGGAATTACCAGGTGGTCACTTAAACATGGGTGAAAAATTTAAGCAAGGTGCTGTTAGAGAGGTTTACGAAGAGACGAAAATAAAAATTACTAAGTTGAAGACTATTCTGAAGCAAAAAGAGTTTAGTATGTTCCTAGCAACACCTAAAGTTGTCAAGGTCACACTCTCAAACGAACACACTAACTATAAATGGGTAACTAAGAGAGAATTTATAAAGTTGAAGCTGTCTCGTGGTACCAAACTAAATTTGAAGATCATACTAAATACCGTTAAATTCGTTTAGTATTTTTCTGTTAGGGTGACCGTATGGTAAGGTATATAACTCTCGATATTTACCCATGTTTTGTGGTGCTTCCAACCACCTAGTCTCTGCGACTGCTCTACCTTTACGTACCGCCTTCATATACGTACTCTTATCTTTCATCACTGCATCAATCTGATCTACCATCTCTGCACCGGTGGTGAATTTATAAACAGCATCTTCATATGTACATAAATCTTGACAAATAGCAGGTGCTCCTAACGCGCAACCTTCAATATACTTCAAATCGCTTTTGGCTCGGTTGAATATGTTATCAACTAGTGGAGCTACCATCACATTAGGTCGTACTTTTTGTACAAGTCGAGGGTATTCATATAAATGAGTCCATGGATGAAACTCTATCTTACCGTCAATAACATATTGTCTCAATCTGTTAGGAAATGCTCCTATAAATATCCATTGATATTTGTTAATTGTCTTGATAACAGTATCCACGACATGACCGAAATCATCTTTCTGATTCACTAAATTATCAACATCAAAATGAGCTCCACTACCAGCATACAACACTCTCGGTTTCTTTTTTCTCTTGCTGTAATTTTGTTCAATCATTTGCTCATCATACTGATCTAACCAGAACCTTGGAGGATAGTTTGGTATTACTGTGATGTTCTTATTACCTGTCTTATCCATATAATAATCTTTCATGTATTGACATGTAACAGTTATCTCATTACACATACTCATCATATCGATTGTAGCAGATCTAATATCGTCATCGACAAATGCCCCTCTGAATTTATTATACTCAGGTATATCTTCATAAAACACAATGTCGTCAATTTCGTAAACAGTATGGAACTTCATCTTTTCAGCTAACTGGTGTAAGAAAGTTATAAATTTTAACTGAGCAGGAGTAGCTTGTCGTTGTACACGTACACATTTGACCCGGGTGTAATATTTTTCATCTGTTACCATCACTGTACTACCATGTACAATTGCTTGCTGATATGCATTCAATATTTGTTCTGGCCACAACATGCGCCAGAATCCACAACCACTAAAATCAGCATAATAATTAATACCACGCGGCATGTCCACTTCACGCGGCTTGGTGTTTGGTGTGATCCTTCTAGGTTTTGGAACACCTTTAGTGGTGCGTAACGACATCGGTGTCGGTTGGCTGGCGTTTTTACCTATTACAGACCCTATGATTGTACCGGATGGTAGGTTATCTAACATATATATTATTTAAGTTCAGTTTCTGGAGTTTCAACTCGTATGGTCACTCCGTTTTGTTTTTCTAAAAAGATAATTTCACCAGTGGCGAGCTTGGTGCTCTCTTTTCTATGGCTAATGACAATCACACATTCATCATGTGCTTGTATTCTCTCTTTCAATATTTCAATAACCAATTCCACTCCACGTTCATCAAGACTACTATCGAACAACTCATCATACATGCTGAAATTGAACGCAACGTCTCCTTGTAATCGTCTGATGTCCATAAACGCGAACAGGCATGCCAGGTCTATATTTTTTCTTTCAGCTCCACTGAAGTTAAAATACGAGCAAGGTTTACCTTTTTCGTCAATTATCTCTTCTTCAAAATATTCATTAAAAACACAAATGCAATTACTATCCATTTTTTTCAAGTAGTGTGCTAGCTTTGAATTGAATAATTGTAACATCTTTTTGACAATGTACGACTTCACACCTTCTTCAGACACGATAAATTTTATGATATCTAACTTGGACATTTCCTTTTTTATATTATCGATAACTTTCTGTGTATCCTCTAACCGTTTTGTTGTGTCTTTAATAACATTATCAAAGTTACTCTTACTCTTCTCTAGAGAATTCAGGTCATCATCAATATCCTTGAGCTGACTAGTGTATTGTTTGTGTTGTTGGTTCAAGTTCCTCTCATTGTTTTTTTGTATTTGTGCTTTCTGTAATTTCTCAGTGAGTTTTCTTCTTTTTAACGTCAGACCTTCACGTAACTCTTTTGTTTCTTTCAGCTTATCATGGTACGTCTTTTTAGTTTGTGTCAGCTCTTTAATTTCGCCTAAGATTGTATTTTTTTCGTCGTTGATCAGCTGTTTATGATTTTCATCTAATTTATGTAAACACATAGGGCATGTTTCATGGTCTGAACACATTTTATCATGTTTTATTTTATTAAAATCTATCGCTGCTCCAATCTTACTACACTTTGATATTAACTGTTGTATTTTAGTATCTGCTTTCGGTACAACCTCATCTATCACGGAGATCCTTTTGTCTATATCTGATGTATCTATCTTTTCAATCGACTCGAGAGCTCCTTCTATTTGTTTGATTTCTTTTTGCTGTATATTCTTTCTCGAAAGCAATTTATCACGAGCTCTTAACCTGTCTTTTTCATCATTCGCTTTCTGTTCTTGTTGCGTGTTTAATGTATTTGATATTTCTTCGTAACGAGCACACTCTATATCGAAATCCTTTGACACACTGTTATACTCGGCACGGACATCAGCTAACATATCACTAAACACCTGCAGATTAAAAATACCTTCGATAAATTTTCTCTTTTCGAGTTTCTTCTTAGCCATAAACGGTGTAGCGTTGTTTATGGTCATTATCACACAATTTTGAAATAACTCTGGTGTCGTGTTCAACAATTCTTGTATGTAACTGGTTGTATTCTGTATCGTATCTCGTGTTATATCATCACCATCTTTATATAAGTAGCACTTCGATGGTGCAATTCGACGAACAACCTTATACTCACTCACCGCCCCATCAACATTTATCGTAAATATCAACTCAACCTCACACCCCCTCTGTGTCGTGTTGTTGATTATATGGTCTCTCTTTATTGTTCTTAACGTATCACCAAATATCGCAAAATATATACTGTCTGCAACAGTACTTTTACCTACACCGTTTCTTCTATCTGTTTTATCCTTGTTGTTACCAGTTAATATATTTAAACCTTTATTAAACTGTACAGTTACCGGTTCATCACCCACACTAAGAAAGTTCTTAATTGTAACCTTGTTAAAATTTACGTACTTCATTTATTTTTGTTATATAGGTCAATTGTATATTCAATTATCTCTCTCTTGTCTGGTACATCCTCTAGTAAATTCACAAACTCTTCAATTGCTACACTTATATCCACACCGGAGAGATCGTGACCATCACCGTCCTCGAGACCAAACTTATCAAAGTTAACATCGTAATCTGCGGTTATACTAATCGCTTCTAATGTCAGGAACTTTTTTAACATTATATCCATATCATCTGGTGCTACCTGTAAGTCTATGATCAGTTTTACAATATTATTTTTAAATTTCTCTCTAACACTACCTTTAAGAGATCCAATCTCTACTAGTTCAGATAATTTTATCTTTTGATGTGTTGGTGATATGTCATTTTTAGTGAAAACATAATCACCTGTCATTAGGTCTAGCTCATACCACCCTTTAGTACTGTATACATCTCCAAAATCCATCTGAAACGGATTGCCTAGATACAATATTTTACCTTCTTTATATTTTCTCTCTTCTCGGAGATGGAAGTGACCGGTAATAACAAGAGGTGATCGGTCTAACAGTGCGGAGCTCGACATACCTTCTTCACACACCTTGTGTTGGTTAAATTTGAATGATTGTATCTCAAAATGACCGAATATAATATCACTATGCTTGATTTGCTGAACATATGTACCCCATGGACAGAACATCAACTTCCGGCCTTTGTAATTTACTAATGTTGGTTCTTCTATTACCGTAATATTGTTCCATCCACGTAATATACTTAACGAATTGATCTCAGAACGGTCTTTATAAAACGCATCATGATTACCCACTAACAATACTATGTTAAATTTTTTCCATAACATTAGGATTTCAGTTACAACTTGTATTGTATTTACTGCAATTTCATCCCGGTAATGAAACAAATCTCCTGGTATAATTATATCAGTTATACCCTTTTCTGTTAGCTCATCTCTTAACCACTTAGCCCACTCCAGTGTTATGTCATGCCACATACTAGAGTTCTGGTGAACTCCTACATGGATATCAGAAACACAACAAACCTTCCGGTTGTTGAAATCAACTCTCATCAATTTCTACTTCAGAACCGGATGGTTGATTCGCGAGCTTGTATTCTGATGCTAATTCTTCATAAACCATCTCTTGATAGTCGCTCACTACTTGTCTTTGTTTCTTCTCTTTCTTTATTCTGTTGATAAAGGCATGAAATGCTATTGTGGTGAAATATGAAAAAGGGTTATTTCCACTATCAATATTAAACTTCTTGCTTTTTAAGGCAGAGAACATTTTCACAATAGCGTCACCAACCATATCATCTTTATATGAATAATTGATAAAGTTAGGTGCGTAGCTTAGGCCGGTAGCGATCTTGAATATACTCTCACCCAGCTTTTCACTAATTTCATCACTCCCGCTCTTGTAATACGTTTTGATATCTTCTGTGAATTCTTTTGAATTAACATAGTGTGGTTTCTTTTCCTTGCTTGATTTTTTTGATGCCATATTTAATTTTTTCCTCCTTATATAAACTGAGCCGTTTTGTATAGTGTTTTATTCCATAATGTAACATGTCTGCTATGTCTATTATTATAACACCTTCTTTATCCTTATGCAACCGAAGTCCTCTACCAATACTTTGTATGATCTTGACTTTAGCTTTACCGCCCCCCGCAAACATAATGTAATGTAGATTTTTAATGTTAATACCAGTGCTGAATATCTTTGATATGGCTATGCACACAACATCAGTGGTACGCTCCATTAACTTTCGTAATTTATCCCGCTCTTCAACAGCGACTTCACCTCTGATAAAGAACACTTTTTTGTTTTTACACTCTGCAGTGAGTATACCGTATAATTCATCACCATGCTCAATATAATCAACCATGATTAAACTGTTGTTGTTACAATTTTGACACAATTTGGAGATAATATTGTTCCGAAATTTGTTTTTCGCTAAAAATTGTTGTTCTCTTCTGAAGCGCGCAGTTGGATCGTATCGATCGGCAGGAAACGTTGGAGGTTTTTCATTGTATTCAATCTTCAGTACTTGGATCTTCGCTTTAGCGACATAATGTTCCTTTCTCAATTCAAAACTATTACGCTCGTACAATATTTTTCCGATTCTTCCAATAATGTTCCATTGGTCCAGTTGTTGTTCTGGCATCGTGCCTGTAAAACCATACTTATGTGGTGTTCTTATCTTGGATATAATCTTGTTTATTTTATTATCCTTTCTCAGCTTATGTACCTCATCAACAATCAACATGTCAATGTCCTGTGTCCACGTCACATCGGATTTATCACTCTGCAATATACCCATGTTGGCTATTATCACATTACTACCCAGATTCAGCTTATTACTACCAGTCCACTTCGAGTGTAAGAATGTTGTACTGTATTCAATAAAATCACTGTACGTCTGATTGACTAATCCGAGATCCGGGACCAACATTAAACACTTCATTTGCTTGTCTGTTTGATACACACTCTCAATTAGACTCGCGATTGTTAATGTTTTACCACCAGCGGTTGCTAATATTGTTACACCTCGACCTGATTTAAGACATACATTCACAATTTCTTGCTGATAATCTCTCAAGTCTAGTGATAGATTCGGACGATCATTCCTGTATGCATCTTTGTAGCTCGGATTTATTATCTCCCTCAATTGATCTGTAACATACAATTTAGTGTCTGGTGAGTTCTCGTTTAAAAACTTTTTCACTTCATGATACAAGCCTGGTTCAAATCTACCTTGTGGTGTTATGACATATCTCCGACTTGGAGTGAACCGGTTCTTGTATCTAGCGTACTTGACAGCATCATTATATACAGAGAAGTTCTCTCGGATTTCCTCAAAATGGCTGCCGCTCATTATTGCGAGACGCTTTCGCGCATCATAATCAAATGTGATGGTATTTTTTGACATCACATTGTTTCGAGTTTCATTATCTCAGTTATATTTTTTATATCGAAGGACATGCTACTGAATATTCTCTCACCTTTTTCCAAAAATTCAATTATAAGTTTCTGTTCTTTTATTTGATTGTTTATATTTTTAATGCTCTGGTGCTTCTCAGCTGCTTTTTGAGCTGTAGGTAATGTCACTTGATATGTTGCGGTGTCTATTATCTCTTGAGCAACATGTTTTACCATCGCGTCCTTAGAGGAGATGAGGGTTTCTAGTTCACCTTTATGTCTTACTAACCTACCAACCCACTTGTGCTTTATACCAGGTAGTTTAAGTTGTACGTCCTTCAGTACAAATTCATCAAGCTCAACATCCACACCCATCTCCTTTATATATTTTTCTAGTGTTTCCATACAGTTACATAAATAATAGTATATTTTACCAGGAAAATCAAATGAAACTTTTCGAAAAAGCATTTTTACAAAAATTAAAAGAAAACAACATGGCAGCTCCCGGAGGTGTGTTTGGAGATGCTCCTAGTATGGGTCATGGAGGTGCTGTAACGCCGGCTGGAGATTTTTATGCAACTGGTGATATGAGAACTCCCAAAGGTGGCAAAAAGCGCGCAAAAAGAATAAAAAGACTAAAAAGAATGGTAGCATAGAAGTGCTGGTCCCATTACAACGTAGACCTTTCAACACATCCATGTAAATATAGACATGCCGTCACCACAAAAAGCAAAAGGTAATAATTTCGAACGCGTTGTTGCTAAGCATCTGTCCGAAGTATTTGATAGTAATTTCACTCGGGTACCGACAAGTGGTGCTATGACAGGTGGAATGAACGCGGACGTTTTAGCGAGATTGACAGACTCTCAAAAGTTGCTTCTAGAAGGTGACCTCATTCCACCGGATCATATGTACAAGATGAAAATTGAGTGTAAGTCAAAGAAAGATTTTTCGTTCTCCGGTATGTTCGCGAACAACAAGTTACTGGACAGTTGGATTGACCAGGCTAGAGCAAGGGATAAGGTTTGGTTTTTAATATTCAAGATAAACAATCAAGGTACATATGTTTGCTTCACTAGGAATGTATTCAAGACATGTGGAGAGTTAGCTAATGTCAATTATATGACTTATGACAAATATTATTATATAACATCAATGACCGGTTTCTTTGAGCAGCATAAATCTGCATTGTTGCATCTTTGTAAAAAATAATACATTATACTCGCATGGAGTATCATGATTTAGATAGCCACGGGTTACGGGTGGTCAACTTTGAATATATTTTCACTACAGCATATAGAGAAATCGTCAAAGATTTATACACATATGATGCGTTCCATGATTTCAATGCACGGCACCAGGATACAAAAAAGATATATTATTACCACCTGATAAAAACATTATGTGACTATATCGTCAAATCCAAGACTGGTAATAGATTAATAATTTTCATAAGCCTCAAAGATATAAAATGTGATTTCCAATATTGTGAAAACAAACGTACAAGAAAAGGTAAATCAAGATCTTCTCAGAGTGATTTCGGTTCATTCATCCAACGCTTTTTCAAACAAATAAAAACTGTTTTACCGATCAAGGTATATATATCCGACGTCAAGTTCAATACATTCGTGCAATACTACAACACCAACAAGGGGCGCTACATAGAGTTAATAACTAACATGAAACAATGTAAAACTAGCACAGTCAATATGGAGAGGTTTAAGAAATTTTCTGATAAATATAAGCTCAACTATCTCACCAAACATTACGTAGATTGTATCAGAGTTAAATGTATGATGTATAAATAATATTATGAGTAAGTTTGATGAATCATTGAATACAGCGCAAAACGTTTATCTTCCAGAGAAACAGACAGCAAAGAAAACAACCAATTCGATCATGAATGAATTTTTTGGAGCGATTGACAAATTCGCTGCTGGGGCTAAGAAGTTTAATCAATCTGCTGACTCCAGTCCGTTTCAAGCTGCAAAAGATGCTGGTAAATCAATTTCCGACTGGGCGACCAATATAGGCAAAACTCAAGGGGATATCAATCAGCAAAAAAATACTGACCAGTTATGGAAAAACATGACCAGCCAGCAACAGTCCATGTACAAAACTGAGAATCCTTATTTCAAGCAGCTAGCTGACTCAGATCCAAAATACAAGGCGTACAAAGGTCTTACAGGGTTCAAGCGATTTCAAGCTGAACAACGATTCAAAGCAGATCCAGCTAACAAACAATTCTTACAACAAGCTGGGCTGCAACCTACATACGATGGACGACCCAGCGCCAACGATGATACAGCCTGGAATCAATGGATACAAACAAAATGGCAGAAGATGACTCCAGAACAACAGGAACGATATAAAGACTTTAATAACTTCGACAAGATTAAACGTGATGAGGCGAGAGCCGGAGCATAAATATAGTTATGGACAAGTTTTTATCAATGATCGAAGAGAAGTTCCGGGTATTAAACGAGGAAGAACCAGCGATGCCTCCTCCGGAAGATCCAGCTGCAACTCCAGCCGCCCCTCCACCGGCAGAAGAGACTCCAGAGAGTGAGTTACCGGATGAAGGTAAGGGTGATGATGACACTGCCAAACTCAAGGTGGATTATGTGGAGATGATCAGAAAAGCGTTGATCATGGCTCCGAAACATATTGATGACGTTGATTATGCTCGATTGACCAAGATAGTTGACACAGAGAATTTAGAAGAGATGCAAGAACTGGTGAGCAGAATTGTACGCAACAATTACCCACACCCTGACTTATGAGCAATCAAGATCTGAGAAATTTGTACGAAAACGTTCGTCGCGGTGATGAGTATCATGCACCTGATAATATTTCAGGTTTATACAGTAAAGTCATTAACGAGATGGCATTTGAGCCTGTTGATGAAGATGACACATACGAGGCAGACTTTAGTAGTACCGACCAGCCAGTTAATTTACAAGCGTCGTTAAAAGAATTTATCGTCAATATACAAAAGTTAGCTAAAACTGGAATGTTATCACCGGAAGATATTACATACTTTAATAAACACTTAACTGAAAAGCCTTTCCGGTCTCAAGTTGAAGAATATCTTATTAATAACTGTAACATTACACGCAATCTCATGTCAACGAATGATCCTGTTGGAGCAATAATGACATATCTAGGTAATTATGACTGCTTTCCGGGATTTCTTAAATATATTGAACAACCATTATCACTATCTCAATTAGGAGCAATGTCTGGTAATTTGTTTAGTATGCTTTCAAAAACCGGGTTGCCAAATGACTTTTTATTGGATCTTATGGAG